CAGATGGTTCTGGTATGACTGGTGTTGTTACGACCCTTACTGGAGCTAATGGCTCAGTAATGACGGGTGTTGTTACGTCTATTATTGCCGGTTCTAATATTACACTTACTGGTGGTCCAACAGGTATTGTTACTATTGCAGCATCGGGTGGTGGTGTGGGTGTAGGTACGACAAATGTAAGTACTAATTCGTTGGTCGTTTCTGGTATCTCTACTCTCGGTATTGTAACTGGGGCAACATATTATGGTGATGCATCACTTATTGTTGATGGTAGATGGATTCTTGGAGCAAATGGTACTTCTGATTATACATTTACTGGTGTAGGTTTTACTCAAACAACTAATGATCCTGATCTTTATCTTGCACGAGGTAGGGTATATGAGTTTGTTAATAATATGGGTGCTCATCCATTTAGGATCCAGGGAACTCCTAATGGATCAGTTGGAACAGCATGGACTGATGGGGTAACAAATAATGACGCAACTAATGGAACTGTAGTATTTGAGGTTCCATTCAATTCTCCGAACACATTATATTATCAGTGTACTGCACATGCTGGAATGGGTGGAACATTCTTCATCTATCCAACCCTTAGATAACTCTATAAATAACAAAAAAGTCCGGTAAAAATGGCTGCGATAATTACAGATCAATTACGTATTTTGAATGCGAAGAATTTTGTGGATGATGTCCAAAATTCTTCTAATTCTTACTACGCTTGGATTGGTTTACCAGACCCTGCAGATTTTCAAAGTGACTGGGACTCTAATCCCCCGGCACCTAAAGATAGTTTAGATCAATCCAATGATTATTGGGATACGATGTTGGCTCTTAAGAGAATCAACTCTACTGATGTAAGTCAGGTTGTTAGAAAGATTGTATGGCAGTCTGGAACCACATATGATATGTGGAGAAATGATATTACAAGAGATAACCCATCTCTTCCATCCAACTCATATGACATTTATGACTCAAACTTCTATGTAATGAATAGTGAGTATAAAGTTTATATTTGTTTGTTTAATAATGCAAACCCAGAAAATAGTTATAGAGGTGGTCCATCACTAGACGAACCAAACTTTACTGACCTAGAGCCTAGAGAAGCTGGTAGTAGTGGTGATGGATATATCTGGAAGTATCTTTATACCATCAAACCAAATCAAATCATCAAATTTGATTCTACAAGTTATATCGCTGTACCAACTGATTGGAATACTAATGCTTCTTATGCTCCAGTAAGAGAGAATGCTTCAAATAGTGGTGAAATTAAGATTGTAACTATCAGAAATCGTGGTGTTGGTATTGGAACCGCAAATGTTACCTATACTAGAGTACCTATTCTAGGTAATGGTAGAGGTGCAGAAGCTACTGTTGTTATTAACAATGACGCAAAGGTAGAATCTGTTACTGTTTCTAGAGGTGGTAATGGTTATACCTTTGGCACACTAGATTTGAAGAGTGGTGGTGTACCAAATGGAACAATTGCTCCAATCTTTGATGTAATCATTCCTCCTCCTGGAGGTCATGGTGCTGATATTTACTCTGAACTGGGTGCATATAATGTTCTGTCTTATGCAAGATTTGAAAATGACACTCAAAACCCCGACTTTATTACTGATAACCAATTTGCCCGAGTAGGAATTGTAAAAAATCCAACAAATTACAATTCTTCGTCATTTCTTACCAAAGACAAGGCAAGTGCTTTGTATGCACTTAAATTGGTAGGTACTGGTTACAGTGAAGCAGTGTTTACTGCAGACTCCTTTGTAAGTCAAACTGTTGGTCTTGGTTCTACTGCTGTAGGAAAAGTTATTTCTTATGACAATCAGACTGGTGTTCTGAAGTATTGGCAGGACAGACGAACTGCAGGTTTTAATACTGACGGAACAAAAAATACTGTTCCTGTCTATGGATTCAATCAACTAGAGTTTACCGCATCTCCTACTAATGGTGGTACCATTAATATTGTTCCTACTTCGGGCAATACTTTAAGTATTGATGCGAACTTTACAGGTGTTTCAACGGCAATAAATAGTAGGACATACTACTTGGGTCAGGAATTCACGAAAGGAGTATCGAACCCAGAATCACAAAAATATTCTGGCGATATTATCTATGTTGACAATAGACCTTCTGTTACCCGATCCTCTTCTCAGAAAGAAGATGTTAAAGTTATCTTGCAATTCTAAGAGATATGCCACAGGAAACTAATTTAAACGTCGCTCCATATTTTGACGACTTTGATCCTAAACAAAATTATTATAAGATTCTTTTCAAACCTGGCTATCCAGTTCAGGCTAGAGAATTAACTGGTCTGCAGTCAATTCTTCAGAATCAAGTCGAAGACATGGGCAACCATTTCTTCAAAGAAGGTGCTAAGGTTATTCCTGGTGATTTGACTTATGTCAAAAACTTTTATGGAATTCAGATTGAACCCGAGTTTCTTGGTATACCTGTAAGTGTATATCTTGATCAGATAGTTGGGACGATTATTACTGGACAATCGTCAAATGTAACTACACGTGTTGTAACATATATCACTGAGGATGAATCAGATAGAGGAACTTATACCTTATATGTTAACTACGAAAACTCATCTTCTGAGGAAGATGTAAGTACTTTTATTAGTGGAGAAGTTTTAACCACAAGTACAAATATTAATTACGCATCGACTTTCATTGCATCTGGTGAAGGATTCTGTTCTACAATCCCCCAGAATGCTCCTATTATCGGTTCGTCCTTTAACCTTTCGCAAGGAATTTATTTTCTGAGAGGTTATTTTGTCGATGTTGCAACTCAGACTCTAATTCTTGATCAGTATAGTAATACTCCATCTTATAGAGTTGGTCTTGATGTTATTGAGGAGATTATTTCTTCCGATGTTGACCCATCACTGAATGATAATGCACAAGGATTTAATAATTATACTGCACCTGGTGCAGATAGACTTAAGATAACCGCAGTATTGGCTAAAAAGCCTCTCGACAATTTTGATGAAAGTAACTTTGTTCAACTTTCAGAAGTCAGTAATGGTACTCTAAGACTAATCAATAGAGATACTGAATATAATTTTCTAGGTGATGAGTTTGCGAAAAGAACTTTTGATGAATCTGGTCATTATTATGTAAAAGAATTTGTTACTACTGTAAAAAACAGTCTGAACAACGAAGAAGGAAACAGAGGAATATATAATCCCGGTCAAACTACTCAGTCTGGAAATACACCTGATAACAATATCGGAGTCTATAAAATTTCTCCTGGCAAGGCATATGTCAAAGGTTATGAAGTAGAGACTATCGTACCTTCTCTAATTGATTTTCCAAAACCAAGAGCAACTAAGCAATTAAAGAATCAAGGTCTTAATTTTGGTTTCGGACCAACTATAGCACTGAATAGAGTCTTTGGATCTCCGACTATTGGTATTAATACCACAAATACTCTGAGTCTTAGAAGTAGAAGAGTTGGTTCAAATCAAGAAACTGCACCAGGTAAAGAAATTGGTATTGCAAGAATCTATGACTTTGCACTTGAGTCTGGTTCTTACGACACAAATTTCCCTGACTTGAATGTTTGGGATCTATCACTTTTTGATGTTCAGACATATACTGATATTACACTTAACGAGCCAGTAACACTTAACACATCGTCCTATGTAAAAGGTGAGTCAAGTGGTGCAACTGGGTTCCTTAAGTATTCTGTAAGTGCAGGAACAGCAATTACTGCATACAGTATTGAGGGTGATTTCTTTAAAGGTGAAAGACTTCTATTCAATGGTGCTCTTGAGAATGCAAGATTTGTTACTGAGTCAACTAACTTCTCACTGTCAGATACTAAATCAGTATTTGGTATTGTAGGAACTGGCAATACATTTACTGCGGATATTATTCAGACCCCAGTTTACGATATTGGTAATGCAACATGTTCACCAAAAGTTGGTAATTCTTCAAGAATTTCAATTCCAGTAGATCCTGGCTTCTCTTTTGTCGGTATTGTCACTGTTGGTAACCTCGTAAGATTCTCTAGAACTAATCTGGATACTGCAACATTTACAAGAGTGACTGGAGTTGGTAGAACCAATATTACAGTCGAGGGTGTAACAACAGTCAGTGGTATCTGTGATGGTAGTCTTCCTACAGGAAGTAGTGAAGCTATTTCTAATGTACAAATAATCAGTACTAGAGCTCAAAGAAACGCCGGTTCGGGCAATATTACCGATAACGAATCACTGTATAGTGCATTCCCTAAAAGTAATGTCGCATCTGTAGATTTAATTGATTCTGATATTGTTATTAGAAGACAATATAATACAAATATCACATCTAACTCTACTGCGGTTATCAATGCCGGAGATAACGAAGTATTCTTACCCTTTGACGAAGAAAGATATACTTTAATCAGGTCAAATGGTCAGACGGAAGTTCTTACCCAAGATAGATTTGTATTTACTAATGGATTTGCATCAGTTCAAATTACTGGTCTGGGTGCAAACGATGTTAACACTCAACTCATTACTACAATTAAAAAAAGTAATGTTACATCTAAAACTAAACTGAATTCTGTTTCAAACAGTATTGTTATTGACAAGTCAAGTTCATCTGCCTCTGGTATTGGTTCTACAACTCTAGATGATGGATTGGTTGCAGGAGATTATCCATTCGGAACAAGAGTACAAGACGAAGTTATTTGTCTGAATACTCCAGATGTAACTAAAATTTATGGTGTATTCCAATCTGATGATGTAGGAGACCCTGTTGCTCCATATATGACACTATCTCAAATGGATGGTGTTAGTGGAACAACTAATGATTTACTTATTGGTGAGACACTGACTGGTCAAACTAGTGGTGCCAAGGCAATATATGTTGAGAAATTTACCGACACTAAAGTATATTTTATCTACTTGAATAGTTCGACTTTCCAAAATGGAGAAATCGTATCTGGTAATCTGTCTTCGACCAATGGTATTGTAAACAGTGCAAAACTGGGTTCTAAAAATATCACCAAAGATTTCAAGTTCTCTAATGGACAGAAAGGTGGATATTATGATTATTCAAGAATTATCAGAAAGGGTTCTGCAGGAATTCCTTCTAGAAGACTGAGAGTTTACTATCAAACTGCTCATTACGATCCTGCGGACCAAGGTGATATCACCACAGTAAACTCGTATAATAATTTTGATTACGCAAAATTATCCACAGTAAATGGGCATAGAAATTCTGATATTATTGATGCAAGACCTAGAGTAACTGATTATACCGTTGTTGCTGGTGCAAGATCACCACTAGAATTTGATGGTAGAAACTTTGCAGATGATGTTGATGGGAATCAACACAGTTCTACCCATATTATGGCTTCTGATGAAGTAATGACTCTTGGTTATGAATATTATCTTCCAAGAGCAGATAGGATTTATATTGATAAATCTGGTTCTATAAGTGTAATTCAAGGTACTCCTCAGGACCAACCAAGACTTCCTGATAGTATCAGTGGAGCAATGAATATTGCGAATGTTTTCCTACCTGCATACTTATACAATACCTCTGATGCAAAAATTAATTTTGTAGAACATAAGAGATATCAAATGACTGATATCGCTAAACTTGAACAGAGAATTAAAAATCTTGAGTACTACACTTCCTTGAGTCAGATTGAGACAAATACTCTTAATTTGTTTGTTGAAGATGCAAATGGCAATAACAAGTTTAAGTCTGGTATTTTTGTAGATAACTTCTCTTCTCTTGAACCACAAGATTCTACGATTGGTATCAAGAATAGTGTTGATACTAAGAAAGGTATTCTAAGACCCTCCCATTACACTACTGCAATTAATCTTCAGCTAGGAACAACTGCAATTCCAGGAATTGGGGCAACTTCTGACGCAAACCAAGATTCCCAATTTGCAGAGATTGTTGGTAATGGTATCAAACAAACAGGTAGAGTCCTTACACTTGATTACACTGACCAATCTTGGTTGACACAACCATATGCAACAAGAATTGAGAGTGTAACTCCTTTCCTGATTCAGTTCTGGCAAGGTAATATTAAGTTGACTCCAGATGTTGATGTTTGGATTGATGTCAATAGACTTGAGATTAACAATGTAATGATGGAAGGTTCTTTCCAAGGTATTGCAGAATCTCTTGGTGCAGAAGTCACAACCAATGCTGATGGTTCAAGAACTGGCGTAAGTCCTGTTCTCTGGAATTCATGGGAAACTGTTGGTGTCAATATAGACATGTCATTGTCAAATGATCAACAATTCCTTCAAGGTGCATCTGATGTAATATCAAATGGTCTTGTAGACAATCTTCTTCGTGGAAGAGATGTTGGTGTTGATCAGATCATTGATGCAAGTGATGCAATTGTCAATAACATTTCTGCAAGTGGTGGAATTACACTGGATCAACAAAGATCTGGAACCCAATCAACAGTTAATGAAGTAATTGAGACAGAATCTCTTGGAGATAGAGTTGTAAGAAGAGATATCATTCACTTCATGAGATCTCGAAATATTGAAGTTACTGCAACAAAATTCAGACCTTACACTAGACTTTATTCATTCTTTGATCAAGTGGATGTCAACAAGTTTGTTGTACCTAAGTTGATTGAAATTGAAATGAATCATGGTGCATTCGTTATCGGTGAAACTGTTAATGGTAGATTGAATAATGGTGGTTCTAGAAGAAATAATTCTAGTTCCGTTCCACGTATCGACTTTAGAGTTGCAAAGTCTGACCATAAGTACGGTCCATATAATAATCCAACAGATCTATACGATCAAAGTCCATATGATAGAAACGTTTCTGTCAATTCTGTTTATTCAGAATCGTCTAGTACTGTAAACGTTGACACATTCAGTCTTTCTTCTGAAGATTTTCCACAGTTTAGTGGTTACATCTCAAAGGGAATGATTCTGACGGGTAGGACTAGTGGTGCTCAAGCAAAAATCACTAACGTAAGACTTATCAGTGATACTGTTGGTACTCTACAGGCATCATTCAGAGTACCTGATGGTGCAAATAATGCCAACCCAACGTTTGAAACTGGTAGGTCAAGATTTAGACTTACCAGTAGTAAGATTAACAGTCAAATTGAAGGGGCCACAACCACTGCGGGAGAGGGAACATTCTATTCACAGGGTGATGTAGATACCACTCAAGAAGCAACACTCTCCTTGAGGAATGCTACTGTTGAAACTGAAGACTTTAGTCAATTGAGAAGTCTTAGTGATAATTTCACATCTAATACTATTGCAGTTGAAAGTGGATTTGATGTTACAACTACAATCGAGCAAGATATCACAAATATCCAGCAAGATTTTATTACTAATATTCAACAAGATTTTATTACCAACGTCACTAACGTTACTAACGTTACCAATGTCACTAATGTAACACGTAATAACTTCACTACTAATGTTATACGAAGACCAACTCCACCACCACGTCCACGCTTTTTTGGAGGAGACCCTCTCGCACAAACATTCCGTGTTGATGATGAGACTGGAATTTTTATCACCAAAGTCAATGTATTCTTCCAATCAAAAGATGCAAACACTCCAGCAACTTTCCAGTTGAGAGAATGTAAACTTGGAACACCAACAGAGACTGTTCTTGCTTTCTCTGAAGTTGATATTGAACCTGCAGACGTAACAGTCAGTGATG